AAAGGTCCACAATTTGAGAAACTAGCCCGCAGATGGGTCAAATAACCAAAAAAGAAGCATGAGCGAAATCACCATTGAAGACATCGAAAAAGAGAACAGCGTCACGCCTGACGTAGTCGCAGCACGCAGCCGGTCATACCAGTTCAAGGGCAAGGCCCTTAAACCGTTTTCCAAATCCCGCTCGACTGCTGCGCGATGCATGGGCAATTCCCTCTTCCTAGGTCGCGCAAGGCCGGATGAGAATGGAGTTTGGGACCAGATCACGCTTGACTCGATCATGGCGGTCTGGCTCTGCTCCGTGGAAGATTCCCGCGTTGCCCGTGCCTGTCTCAATCGAGATCAAGCAATCATTGAGATGATGGCATGGTGGGACAAGGAAGGCGGCGAAATCGGAGGCGCGGAGGAGATCGAGGCCGTGCAGCTTCTCAACATGATCTGCGAGGACATCCAGACCGTCTCTGCATCTGTCGAATCTCCGTCCGGTGGCCGCGACACCTCCAACGTGGGGGAGTGATCGGGAGCGATGCTGACTATGTCTCAACCGTAGCAGCAAAGCTCCCCGGCCAGACTTGGGCATACTACATGGACGAACTGCCGCTCTGTATCGGTATGCAGTTGCGCAACGCTGACCTCTTCGAGCGAGGTTGCGACATTGTGCCACCAGGCAGGAGCGCATCGGCAAAGATGCAGGAGATCCTTGGCGAACATGCGGAAGCGTGGTTTAGTTGAGTATGGACCGGATAAAAGCAGATTGGGAAATGGCAGAGTTCACGAAGGCTTTGCAGGAGTATCTTGTCGAGTCTCGAAAGGACACGGGAACGGCCATCAACGAAAAGGCCGTGCGAGTTGCTTTCACTGCCAGCAAAAACATGCCCGCTGCAATTGAGGTAAAGGCCCAAATTAACACTGATCATCCAAAGGGGAGTTCGATCTGGCACGCCATCGCAACCGGGAAAACCAAGTTTGGCATCACCAAATTCGGAGCAGCAGTAAGAGGGCAGGGGAACAAAAAGATCGCCGATCAAATCTACTCGTCACGCGTCAGGCACGCTGGTTATTCCAGATCCCTTTTCCTCAAGCTTGCGAGCGATCTTGGCGGGAAGGTTCGCGCAGTGAAGAAGGTTGCATCAATCGACAACGCAAAAGGCAAAAAGGCCAACGAAGGCGGAAAGAAAGATTTCATGGCCGCAGTCTTGCAAATCCTCGGCGTCGATCAAGAGCACGGCGGAAAGCTTGATCGCGCGATTGCCTCGGCCCTGACTACGGAAGCGGCAGACATGCGGAAATACATTGAGGCGAAAATCGCCAAACGCGCCCAGGCCCACTCAGGACGACGATAATGCAACGCTTCTCGATCAAGGCGCTTTCCTCGATGTTTCGCACCAACCGCGAGACGGTCGAAAAACGCGCCTCGCACCTGGGGCTGAAGTTTGAAGAAGGGGACAAAGGCGCAAAGCTCTACGACATCTTTGAGATCGCCCAGCTTCGCCCTCCACCAGCTCGCAGTGAGGGCGCAATGTCCTTAGAGGAGGCGAGGACGCGAGAGGCTACAGCACGCGCAGAGGGGCTGGAAATGGACAATGCGCGGAAACGCCGGGAACTGGCCAACGTGGACGAGCTAATGGCCGCGCAAAACGTCCTCTTCGACGAGATCGCCGCGCGGATCAAAAGCTCAATGATGACCGACGCCGAAAAGGAGGATTGCTTGAGCGTGATCTCCTCGGTTCCTCGAAAGTGCTGGGGCGAGCTTTAAATGTTACCGGGAGGCGCTGGCGCTTTCCCAATTGCCGTAGACAGCCCAGCCGCCTCCAGCTTGGCATTGTCAGCCTCATTCTCCGCAATGATCTTGTCGATGTTGAGACCGCGATCCTTGGCCGCACGCTCTCTGGAATTGAGCGACAAAGCTATTTCCCGCTCGATGGCCTCAATGTCGCCGACAGGATCGACCCAGGTCCAAGTCCTGCCGGAGAATTCTACGTGAGAGAGGCGGTCGAAGTCGAGAAGCGTATAGCCTTCAATCCTGCCCATCAAGAGCGCCATGCGGAGCCAACGCTCGAAAAGCGGAATCTCGAAAGTGTCGATAAACCACGAATGGAGAATCTTGTAGATGTCGCGCTCTGAAAGGACGCCCTGCCGGATGGACGAATACGAAACGCCCTCCAAGTCTTGCGCCCATGTGTTGTAATTGACGTAGATGCCGGGGCTAACGCCGCGCAAGATAGCCTTGCGGAAATCAGGCATTGCGCTGTTCGGATGCGCCGGATCAATCATTTGCGCCTCGACGCCATGCGGGAGCGTCTCAAACGTGCCTGGTGCGGAAGGCGCAATGGCCTTGCCGTCATCGTCCTCGTCGCCAGTGTATTGCGCCTCGCCAGTTTGCTTGAAAAAGCCTAGCTTGTTGGCGCTGATACGGGCGGCGATGACCTCGGCCTCTTCAAACTTCGCGAGATGGCGAAGGCGAAGGAGGGCATTGGCCAGCCACGAATAGCCTTGGCTCTGGTTGATGCGTCGAGCAAGGAACGTGTGGATCATGTTGTCACCAGGCACGGCGAACGTCTCGCGAGTGTAGCGACCGCTCTTCGGGTCCATCTTGCGCAGATGATACCGAATCGGCTCATCCCACTCGTCAAACTCGACGCCCATGTAGATACGGGCGGCATCGTTCCGGTGGTGCGGATCCAAAGCGTCGATCTCGATGCCTTGAGCAGCAAAGCGGAAATCGTTTTTAGGAAAGCCCTCGATGGTGCGGGTCAAAAAGCCGCCATCGCGAACGGCAGAGCGCAGGGCAAGACGCTCAAAAGCAGCCCTTGAAAACTGCCGCGTAACGTCAAAATTGCCACGCCGGGAGAAATCCTCCCAAGCTTCCTCGACCTTCGCTCTTGCGTTGTTGTCGGCGCTGTTCGACAAGCCTTTTTTGCTCCTCGCATCTGCTCGACGGGCGAGCGATTTCATTCGGATGCCATGCTGCCCGATCACGTTGGACTCCAACGCCATCAACGCGCCCTCGATGTAGCCATCATTTCTCTCAGAATCCCGCGCACGGTCGCGCAGTGACTTGGCATCCTGCTTGATTGCGTTGTCGGCTGGGCCTGTTCCTGCGACCCAATCGTTGGTGTATCGAGTCCCCTTGGCCGCGTCAAAATTGCGAGTGCGGATGGGCTTGTTGTTGGGGCCGTAAAGGAGAGGTTTCATTCAAATCTGGAGTATATGGTTCGACCGTTGGAAAGGCCAGCGTCTGCGCGAGCCTTGGCAATCTCAGTGTCGAGGTCGCGGCGGTATTTGGTCAATAGCTCGCGAGCGTCCATCAAAGAGATCTTGGTAATGGGAACGCCGCCGACGGTGTAGGTTTCAAGTCCTCGGCCTTCGTCGTCTGAGATTCGGCCCTCAAGGTGCGCTTCCAAAGCCTTGACCATCTTTCGCGCATGACTCGGCAGCGGAGCGCGATCTGGCGGGGCTTGCAGTGTGATATTGCCAATAGACTCAACCGACCGATTCCCTGCCACCTCAAGCGTCAGAGCAACGACGTAGATTCCTGCCGGCAGGTTGGCCGTCTTTTCCGGCGGATAAGTCGCGGTCGCGGTCGTCCCTGAGACTGACAGTGCAACCGTCACAACCTCGCCGGTGTCAATGCTGCGAAAATGAGCCGATCCTGTAGCGCCTGACGTTACAGTTGCGGTAAATTCCAACGATTCGCCGCAGAATGCGCGGGAGGGTAAAGCTGCCATGTCGATGACTCGACAAAACAAAGCGCGAATTCAAGGGCTTTTGGTCAATCGGCTACGAAATCGAGCGTATATTCGCGCTCTTTACCTCGATCTGGCACGTTTTTGGCCGCATATTCAGCGTATTTTTTGGCAATCGTCACGAACGCAATGTCGAGCTTTTTGGCTGCGGCGATGTTGTAGACGCGAACGTCTAGCGGTTCGTTCCGGTCGCGCTTGTCTTTTTTGTCGAAAAACTCATAAAAACTTCCGTCTTGTCCTTTCTTAAGCGTCACCTTCTCGATCAACAGGCGCTGGAAATATTCGGGTGTATACCCATGGCCGCTGGGGAAATGCATGTAATTATGCGGATAGATGGAAGATTTGCGATCTTGCCGCAAAGCCGCGTTTTGGTAGATCATGCTCTTGCATTCATGCGTTCCAATCTCAAAGAACGTTCCGCGCTTTTCCCTCTTGGGTTGAGAAACAATCGGCTTGCCCAAGACCGTCGAGCCGAAGATTGCAAAAACGCCGCGAGCTTGTCGTGGCCTCGTAAAGGCTAGCACCTGAGCCTGCCGGTATTTCGAGTCGATGAAAACCGACGCCACGCGCAGCACCTTGCCGCAAGGGTGGAGGAACTCCGTCTGAAGCAGCGCATCAAGCTTTTGCCAAACCTCTGGCTCCATCGTCCCCCCGCTCAAAATGTGATACCCCAGCCCCCATGTCTGGCCATTAACGCCGTGACCGACAAACTCAAACTCCAAACGGTCTCCTTGAACGTCGCAGCCTCCGGTGACGACCAGAACGCCGGCGGGAATCGTGAACTGGTTTTCCGTGACGCGCTCCAAATAATCGTAGGCTTCTTGAGCAAGGCCAACGGGATCCGGCATTTCCTCCTCGGGCGCCTGGTAAGTTTCAGCATCGAACGTATTGATCAGGACGCGCTTTGCTTTCTCGCGATTATCCGCCGCCTCAATCTTCAGCTCCTCGACCGCAGCCCAATGGAGATGACTCGCGAATCCCTTTTGGGGAGGATGCGGCGACATCATGCGGGATCCGTGGAACCCTGCGATGCCGTTGAACGGTCGTGTGGCCTGCCATCTGCCGTTCCGAATCATCTCCATCCGCTCCGCATCGGAGATCCGGCACTCGCTCTCGGGGCATTCAATCCACGCGTCCTCGGGCTTGTCGCGGTGATATTTGAGCTGTCGTCGATGCAGGACAAATTCCTTTGCGCAATGAGGGCAGGGCGCGATCCAAACTCGCCAATCAGATTGGAGCATCAGCGCCTCGATTTTGCTTTTGCCCTTTACGCTTGGATAACTGGCCGCAATCTTGATTGTGTCCGCATACTCAGAGCCTCGGACCCAGAAGATTTCGAGCGGGTCGCCTTCGTCGCTCTCGGTCGATTCGATGGCGTCGATCTCGTCCGCGAAAAGGAAGTTGCCCTTCGCTCTCCGCATTTCACCTGGAGCGTTTGACCCGAAGGCATTCACAAGGCCACCAGGGAAAAGCTTGTGAAGGATTGTGTTCCCGCTTTTACGCCTTCCAGAATCGTCGCCAATGAGCGAGGCCAGATCGGGCGTCGGATTGACCAGCTCGCCCATAAGCGTCTCCTTGCTCCACTTCTCAGTCTGCGAAATCGTCGGATACATGACGAGGACGCGGCGCGGAGCCTCGGCAATGCTGTGGCCGATCTGGTTCATCACCACCTCGGTCTTTCCCATCCGGCTGGCGAGCATGTAAACCGTCATCTGCACGCGCGGATCGTAGGGAGCCTCCATCATTTCGCGCTGATACGGAGCGAAGTCGAAGCGGAAGCGTCTCCCTCCCTCCATCCTTCGCACCTTCTCGGACCATTCCGGCGCAGTCATCGTGCGCTGAAACCTAAATGCCCGTTCTAAGTGCCTGAGAGTCCCTCGGTAATACCGATCAAGTGCCGCCTCGTTCATGTTTTAAACCCTCAAACAGGCTGACCGTGGCTCAACAAAACCGGAGCCAAAGTCACCAGTTGCGAAAATTGCGTCTCCGTGCCTCGCGAGAAGGTCAGAAGCGCCGCAGTTGGCAGTGCCACGCTAGCCGCGTCGAGCAGTCGCAGCACCTTGGAAGTGTCGAGCGTCATCGTCACGCCGATGGGACCGATGAAGGTCTCGGAAACGGTGATCGCCGGATTCACTCCAACGGCAGTCCGCTTGATTTCGATCTTAATCGTCTCTCCCGTTGCATCTCTTGCGACCAGAAACTCTCCCGGCTCGATGTCTTCAAGCGCCGTTTCAATCTGATACGTTGAAACATCCGCCGAAAGCCACATCGTGCCGGTATCGGTCGCGGTGCGAATTTGGAACTTTCCGGCATCCGGCATCCTCGAAATGGTGATGCGGTCATTCTGCGCAACGCTCACGCTCCCGGTCGCCACGTTCGCCACCGTGACCGCAGCCTCGCTAATGTTGGACGCGCTAGTTACCGCCACTAGCGTTTGTAGCGTTAGGTCAATCTCGACCGTCTCGACGTTAGATGCGCCGCCAGCAATGAGCGTAAGCGCTCGATTCGTCATCGTGCCGAAGGCGGAATGGGCAATTGTAAAATCCGCCCTCGCTCCATTGCTGCGGAAAGTGACGGTAAAAAGGCCATCTTTCCCTGTCACGTCTACGCCACCTGCCGAAACAATGGCGGAAAGTCGATTGAGCGCGAGGCCCAACAAATGCGCGTCAATCCCGGCAGCGGGAAGCTCGACGGTGGAAACGCCCCAGGTGATCGACCAATCGCCGGAAGCAATCGGAACAGGCTTTTCGAGCGCAAGGGACAAGCTCAAGGTATCACTGCTGGCAATCTCCAAATGATCCGCGATTAGCTCGACGCTCAGACTGTCGCCGGGGCGAATCGCGTCAGGCAATCCCCGCACCTGTCCTTTGTCGTCGTATCGCAATCTGAGCATGTCGGAGGACTCCACAAAACGCCGCGCAAAATCAAGTTGAAAATCCCGTTCGTTTTGTGGAGGCATCGGCATGCCTGACTCTCCCGTCATCTCTGGCGTTGCCGATCTGCCTAAATTCTATTTCGCGGAGGGCGCACCCTTCCGATTGAGCCTGACTATCGGCGCAGAGTTTTCGATGACGGGCAAATTCGTGACCTTCGGAATGAGGGCGCGTTCCGGCACGGTCAGGCGCGTTTTCGGAACCGATTCCGGCGAGGCAAATCTGACCATCGCGGGGCAGGTCATCACCCTCAACATTGCGACCAATGCAGCGACCGTTCCGGCCTTCGCTTCGGGTTGGACCTTGGAAGATGTCCAGGCTAAAGGCGAAACAGAATACTGGGTTGACATCTCCGCGACCGAAGGAAGCGACGTTCTGTTGCGCCTTCAAGGCCAAGCCGATTGGGTGGCACCTGGATCTGACATCGCAGAATCTTCTGCCGTTGTTTCGTCGCCAGCGATTGATGTGAACATTGCAAGCGGAGCCGTCTCAGTATCGGTGGCAGTCCTCGGCGCTGCGGAACCAACGCTAACGACCAACACCGCCACAAGCGGGTTAACGGGCATTCTGAAAGCCGCAAGCAACACGCTCGACGTTGCCGTTGCAGGAACTGACTACGTCGCCACAAACGATTCCCGCTTGACCGACGCAAGGACGCCCACAAGCCACGTTCATGGTGGCATTTCCAACGCTGGCGCAATCGGCTCGACCTCGGGCCTGCCAATCAAAACCGGAACCAGCGGAGTCCTTGAGGCTGGCGCGTTTGGAACCGGCTCCGGTCAATTCGCACAAGGCAACGATGCGCGGTTCCATGATCGCTCGCACGCGATAACATCGACCAGCGATCACACTGCCGGGAACTGGAAGGTATTTCACTCCAACGGCAGCGGTCAGCTTGTCGAGCTTGCCCTTGGGGCAGATGGAACATACTTAAAGAGCAATGGCGCATCTGCCGCGCCTAGTTTCGCGACTCCTGCGGGAGGTGGCGGATCGTCCATCACCGGAACTGGGATTGCCTATGTTCGCACAACAGGGAACGGAGGAAATGATACGACCGGAACTATCGGAGATCCCTCAAAGCCGTATGCAACCGCGCAAGAGGCATGGAATGATGGGGCGCGGGTTTTTGAATTAGGGGCCGGAAGCTTTTCGTTTACGCACACATCATCCGTTAGTAGCACAGCGCAAGAACGTGTTTTCATCCAAGGACTTGGTAAGGAGGTTTCTAGTATCTCAATTACATGGGATGGTATCGATGGTGCGGTCGGATCGACATTTCCCTATGCGGTCGATGGTGGAAACGGGGTAATGCCTTCTAAGCTTTTTTTACAGTCGGATAGCACCGTAGCCATATCGCTCGCTATGTCGGGCGGGGATGGTGGAGCAGGAGGGGTAGGGCAACCGGGGACTTTTGAAGCACAAGGTGGCGTAGGTAGTGACGGTGGCGACGGGAGCAATAGCCCAGAGTTTGCAATTGCGAACGCACACCTAAGCACTTTTAGCTGCGTTGTTGGAGCAGGTGGGGCAGGTGGCGCAGGTGGCTCTGACGGTGGGGTTGGGGTTGGGGGGAATGGAATTGACGGAAATCCGGGGAACATAACTGGGGGTCTTTTTTCTTGGTGCTATGTGCCAAGCACCTATACGGCTTCTGTTCAAGATGTCTTTTTGGCTAGCACAGTTGCTGGTGCAGGGCAGCTTGTTTTTGATGGTGACAAGGGTAGTATCACCGTTAGCAGTAATGGGACTACTTGGTCTCTAGATCAAGGGGCCGTTGCCCTTGATAGAATTGTTAGCGCCACGGCAAAAGGTAAAATCATTGGCAGAAAAACCGCAGGGTGGGGGGCTTACGAGGAGTGTGTGATTGGAGATTTTATCGACGCTCCCGCTGCCACCACGAGTAACATCACGGACACGACGGGAGCTGTTACCAACGTAACGGGCATGTCTTTTTCAATTGCCGCCAACGAAAAAGTTTCGGCGATCTTTCGAGGTTTCTGGGCAACCAATACTTCCGGCTCCGGCTTCAAATATGCTTTTACCGGTCCAGAATCTCCTACTGACGTTCAGATTGGCGACTTCTCTTCCACCTCGGCTACCGCAGTTAGATCGGAGTCTGGAATGACTGCGTTCAGCACAACCGCGACTCAAGGCAGCGCCACGTTGATAAATACCCCGATGCCAATTATGGTTCAGATTTACGTTCGCAATGGGGCGAATCCAGGCACGGTCCAGTTCCAGATCGGGGGAGAACTCCTTGGCTCCACCTTCACGCTTTATAAAGGCTTCACGATGCAGGTTCTCAGAATCCCATGATAGCGACCATTCACGATATTCTTTCAATTGCTTGGCCAGATCGCGGCGGCTGGCGAGTCTACGGCGAGGAAATCACCGCAGGAGACGGCGGCAGCGTTCCAACGCTCCAAGAGATCGAGGCCCAACGCGCATTTGCAGAGGCTGTCATCACAGACAGGGAAACTTCCATAAATCAGCGCACACAAGGCCGCTCCGCTCTTTACGGCGCATGGCAAGCTCTCCCCGCTTACATTCGCGGCCCATTCCGCGAAAAGTTTGAAGTCGCCAACACCCTCCTCGACGAAGGCGATGACGAAGCCGCAATCGCAATGATCGAATACGCCGAAGCGCCAACCTCTTACACAGCAGAACAAGTCATCGTCTTCGCCGCAACCAAAACGGCCATGAAAGCAGGCATCGAAAATCTCTCCGCATGAAACTCTTCTTCGACCTCAGAATTGATCGCCTAGTTGCCGCACCTGGACAGGATTCTGTCATTACCGGTCTGGCCGGCAAGTCTGGAGATGGCGCTACTCCGGTGCAACTCATTTTCGGGCGAAGCTCTGACCCAACAAGCACGACATCGATTGTTGAGGCCCCAACTTGGACGCCGGAAAATCTTCCTGGTGGCACAATAATCAAAATCGGCATCAAGGAAGCTGGCGCATACAGCGACGGCACGCTTCTCGCATCCAATTCGACATGGACGCACAACGCTGGAACATACACTTACACAGGCGCGCTTGATCTTAACACAAACGAGATCGACACGGCGCTGAATCGCGACGATGCCGATGATGCCAACGATGTCGCTAGCCTCGATTGTAGTTTCGAGCTGACCTATCAACCCAGCGGCTCAGGCGGATGGAGAAGCTCAGTGGAGCCTGTCGAATTTACGATCTACCACGACATTCTCGTAGGCGATGAAGCCACGCCGACAAACGCAGGGGATCCGACGCAATACCTTCTCAAGGCTAGCGGCATCGAATGGCTTCCTACTACCACAAGTCAAATTGGAGGAACTGCCGCCGATCTTGATGCCATTGCGACGGTTGGCGTGACTGTTGGCAAGTTGGTGATGTTTAAAGATGCCGACACTTCGGATCTTCTGCGAACATATCAACTGACCGCAGGGACTGACGCCGAAAGCGCTCCAGCCGTTATTCGCCCAGACGACTACAATGCATCGACCAACGCCAAGGTTTGGAAACAACGCCAAATTGACGGCGAATCGCTGCTTCCATCTACCGTGTCTCAAGCGGAAGCGGAGGCCGGAACGGCAACAACAAACAGACTATGGACGGCGGAACGTGTAAAGCAATCCATCGCCGCCTTGGAATCAACAAAAGGGCTAGCTTCCAGCGTGGCGAATGAAGTCGTTCTTTTCAACGGCACTGATGGAAGGCAGCTCAAGAGGGCAACTACCACGGGCATCGCCAAGCTCACCAGCGGCGTCTTGTCTGCTGCCACTGCTGGCGCAGACTACCTCGCGGCAGGTAATGTTTCATCGAGCGGCTTAACGATGTCAACCGATCGCCTTCTGGGGCGCACGACCGCAAGTAATGGGGCCGTTCAAGAGATAAGCATTGGAGCAGGTTTAACTCTTTCAAGTCAGAGTCTTTCTGCCACTTCTATCGGTCACGTTCCGTTGTCTGTAACCACGGTGAGCACATCTTCATCGCTTGGGATGGGCGTAAACGGAGCGTACATAGAAGTAACCGGCACAGGCTCTGTGACAATTACCATTTCCGCATTTTCGTTTCAAGCGTGGCCCATTGGTTCGCACTTTTGGATTGTCAATCGTAAATCAAGTGGCAGTCTTACAATTCAGGGCGATACTGGCGTCACTGTGGTATACGCGGGATCAAGCACGGGATCATTCTCACTAGCAAGTACAGAAAGGGCGGTTCATCTTTGGAATTCAGCCCAGGACGTTTGGAGGGTCATTTCCTAACCATGACAACGCAAAAAGCCACCGCATTGACGAAGGAATACGGCGTTCAGATCTCCATCGGCCTTCTACTCGTTCTAGGGGCTGGCGTGTGGAACCTATCGCGAGCCGCATTCAAGATCGAAGCTCGCCTTGAGGGCATTGAGCGCAATCAATGGTCAATCGAAATGGAGCGCGAGGTATGGCACAATGTGAGCAAGTCGAACCCGATGATTCAAGTGCCGGATATAAACGCAATTGTTTCGATGTTTCGGTATTAGGTCAAGAATTAAACAATCGTGAATTAGACCTATTCAACATCAAGATATTCATGCGGTGTAAAAGAAATTGAACCGCTGAGCGGACTATTGGGCGTGCCTCTATAATAAAGAGGGAAAGTTTCGCCCAAAAAAGATACCGTGACACCAGAGGCGTCCCCGTCGATTTCACCGGGGCCGCCTAGAGCCGCCGATGTAAACTGAAATACATCGTCTTTAAAATCGCGAGTCTGTAAAAAAATTTGAAGTCCTGGCCACCATTTGTTGTCGGCCCACGAATAGTAAACATTATCGGTGCTAATCCTGAAGTTAAGCAAAAGCCAATTTGGGGCTTCCGCAGAACCACCTTCCTCAAAAAAGCCTCCATTACAGGCGGAACCGCTTTTAATAAGCTCTTTCCATTTAGTTACGGATCCAGTTTCAGTATGATCAGAATACCCCCCCTCAACTCCTGCCCCAAATAGTTGCGCGTTCACTTTCCAGCTTTTTGCATACATAGCTGCAACAACGGCAGGAGGAGGGGCAGCGTAAGGACCACTGATTCCAGGCCTAAGTAAATTTAATTGGCCAACTAATCGCGGGACCAAAAGTATAGTGGGGTGCGCCACGGCTCGTTCTGCCCAAAAATCCCCATCAAGAACCCCATTTGGGGGAATGATTGAGCCAATTGAGGGAGTGTATAAGCTTGTGGAAGACATTATGAAATTAACCCGTGATAAGGCATCAGGAAATGAATCCAAAATGGCGAGTCGCCATCCTTGTGGTACGTTGTTCCGCCACGTAGGAAATTAGTGTTTGCTACGAGACGTTTTGCAAAAAGATCTTCCTTTATCCCTACGTCGTTTGAAGAACTTGATTCAGATAAAAATTGCCAAAGCGGGTAATAATAAGAAGCAAACGCAGCGGTTTCACCAGAGTTAGTTGTTTCAACTGGAGCGGGATGGTCTTCCCATGCAGGACCGCTTTCTAAAGTTGCTACAGGTAAATCTGCGGCACCGGTAATTTTGATGTACAGATACTCATTTGCCGCTACCTCAAATTCTGAGTCAATATTTTCAACTTCCAAAGGCACCGAAAGATTCGAGAAGTTTTTGATAATTGTCCCAGCGTTTTTGATTTTTACGATTCCCTCTTCGGCGTCAAAGATTTCGATGTCCCAAAGGAGCAACTCAGATTTGCCACCGCCGACGTCTCCAATATGTGGAGGCATCCAGCCTTTATCAGTCTCAACCCACCCCGGCCTGCCGCCTGGATTGACGCCATGCCTCCTCGCGGCATCAACCACGGCGTTGAGCGCGCTTGCGAAACTCTTGTTTCCCGCTTTAAAAGTTGGGAATTTATAGCTCATGAGTTAGGATTTATCGGCTCAACGAGATTTTTCCAAGATTCCGTAATCTCCCATGAGTTATCTGTTAATCTATTCCTTTGGAAAGCCACTAAAATTCCTTCAAGCTTGTAAGCTCCAGAAATACTTCCCGTGTAATTTGGCGGATTTGGTTGACGCAAAAAACCAACTGGAAGCGAACTTGGAACAATCGCTGGGTATTTTGGTCTTGTTGGAGGTGCTGAACCTGTTGCGATGTAACTGTATGTAGTGGTCTGCGAGAAATAGCGGAAATTTACGTTTTCGTCTGTTGAAGTTGTGATTGTCACGCTTTCCTCGGCAATGTCGTCGAAAATGTTGACGGCATTGTCCTGCTTGGCGAGCGAGCCTTGATATATTAAAACCAAATCAGCAACTGGCCCATTTTCCCGCCACGATATTGACTGTAGAAACCCCGAACCATAGGATGAACTTTGTGAGCCGAGCTTATATTTTTTGACCTCTGCCGCTAGCAAACTGGCAGCACCGCGCTTTGTAACGGTCACCGAGGCCACCCCGCCGAGACTTGTTTCGGACTCTACTGAAATGTCGCGGAAGGCGGTGTTTCCCTTTGAAGACGGCGTTGGCATATCAGTTTACAGTTACGGCTGACTTGATGTTGTTTTCAATCTCTTTTAGAGATTCGGCTTGCTGCTCTTGGATTGAGAGATTCTTCTTGGCGTCTTTGTCATCGCCGCTTGTGCGCAGGCGACGCTTTTCGCCTAGGCCGGTAGTAAAACCGGGTCCGCCGACTCCTGCGATTCCAGCAAAACGTCCAGTTTTTGGCACGCCGTTTTCGTCCACTCCGTAGCGATTCGACATCGAAAACGCGTTTCCAGTTCCAATTGCAAGTCCAGCTGCGCGGTTTGATTGCATCTGCGCAAGTGCATTAAGTCCGCCAAACGTAGTTCCGCCAACTCCCGCGCCGTTATATTTATCAGCCTGCATTTGATACAACCCACCAAGCCCACCAAAACCTGCTTTTTTGTATTCTGCTGCTTTTGCCGCTAGATCCTCCCCGCCCGTAGTCGCTTCCGGTGATGTCGCCGCCGTTATGGCCCCCGAGTATTTTGCCATTACATCGCCTAAAGAATCCAACGGGCGGAAAGCATCCGCGAGAACGTCAACAATCGGTTGGATTTTATCGGCTCCACGCGTTCCGAGGTCATCAAGCCATTTTGTCAGGGGGCTTTTCTCGCCTTTGCCAGATAGTGCCTCCATGATGTCATCGCCGCTAAAAACGGCTTTTACAGCATCTTGAAATTGAGCCAAGGGCTTTAGCAGAGCCGCGGTCATGATGTTCGCAAGCCCGCTCCAGTAATCGGGTGACGAGAGCGCGAGAAAGGTCGCCGAAATTAGCTCTCCGATTCGCTGCCAAATTTGAAAAGCCTTATAAGCGCCGTCAACGAATGACATAATTCCGGCAACCATTTCGGGAATCTTCGCGCCGAAGTCCTGCCCCATCTTCGCAAAATCAACGCTTTCAAACTTGGTCAAAATATCGTTCAAATTTTGAGCGATAGGTTCAAGCGCCCCAACAAAGAACCCTTGAAGCTTAGCGGGTATTCTCCCGAGCTTGTCAGAAATCTCGTCAAAAAGCCCTGCGTTGCGGTTCAAAATCTCAGCCTGAGTTCCCAAGAATGCCCCCGCATTGGCAAAAGCTTTACCGTCTGCGAAAAGCGTCAAAAGCTCGCCGCCTGATTTTCCGAAAATCTGCATCGCGAGCGCAGCTCTTTGAGCGGGATCTTGAATCGCGGAAATCTTTTTCTGAATGAGTTCAAATTGCGCAGCAGGGTCAAGCTTTGAAATGTCCTCAAACTTGATGCCTAAAGTCTCAAAAGGTTTCGTAGCCGTTTTCGATCCATTGCCAAAATCGGTAATCGCTTTTTGAAGCTTGTTAATGACGCCGCCGATCTTGTCGGCCGAAACTCCATTGTCCTCAAACGCTCTGCCCATTATAGCAAGCTGCCCTGCCGCAATGCCAGTTCGCGCCGATAAATCCGCCAGCTTTCCGCCTAGATCAGCGGCGTTTTTAATTCCGACAACAAAGCCCGTTCCGGCGGCAGCGGCTCCTGCGGCAGTTAATGAGGCCGCAACCTTACCAGCCGAGAGCGCCAGCCCTCCGATTGCCTTGCCTGCGCCGCCCAACGATTTGCCGATCTTAATCCCGGTAGTTGCAGCCAGCCCTCCAGCTCGTCGCATCGTCGCCGCGAATCCCGTCATATCTGCCGAGATCGTTGTCTTTAGGTCTGCTTTTGCGGCCATGGTCAAACCCCTCTACAAAACATAGCGGAATTTCAACTTGCGTTTTTCGTTCGTTTTGTCGAGTCCTCCGGCATGGACACGAAACTTCTTCTGGGTCTTCTCCTTCGTCACGGCCTGACCATTGCTGGCGGCTACGCAACTGGAGCCGGTATTGTCTCACAAGCAGACCTCCAGACCGGTATCGGCGCAGCGGTCGCGCTTGTAGGGATTGTGATGTCGGCGCTCGAAAAACGTAAGCGGACCAAATGACAAAAACCGAGATCGTCGAAATCCAAACGCGCCTCAAGGCCCATGGCTTTGACCCAGGTGCAGCGGATGGAATGATCGGGCCGAAAACCCGAGCGGCGATCATCGCTTTCAAGGTCTCAAAAGCCCTATCGCCTCGCGACTACATTGGGCCGATTACGCTGGCCGAGCTACGCAAAGAGCCTCAAGCGTCGGTCGCACCTCCGAAGGTAGCTGGAGAACCAATCTGGCTACGCCGAGCAAGGCAGGAGATCGGCGTCTCCGAGATTGCTGGACGGCAGCATAGCAAGCGTATCTTGTCTTACTGGCAGCTCGCAAAACTCTATTTTACTGACGACGAGACCCCTTGGTGTTCCGGTTTCTGTAATGCGATGCTGCAGGATTGTGGTATCGAAGGAACTCGCAGCGGAATGGCGCGAAGCTTTGAGAAGTGGGGACAGCCCTGTGGGGCGATCCCCGGCGCTATTGTCGTCTTCTGGCGCGGCTCAAAATCGAGCGGATCCGGCCACGTTGGATTTGTCACGGGCAAGGACCAATACGGGAACATCATGGTTCTAGGTGGCAACCAAGGTGATGCGGTCAACGTCAAGCCCTTCGACACTTCGCGAGTCGTTGGCTATCGCTGGCCAAAGGGTTTTGATATTGGAAGCGATACGCTCGAAACGGTCGCCAGTGACGGCAAAACATCCCAGAACGAAGCATGATCCCTTCCGCCATCTTCGGCTCGCTTTTGATGATCGCGGCTTTTGTCCTCGTCCTCAAATGCACCAAGGATGACGACGACGACGATTTCCCTGACTACCCCGGCGGATACCGATAAAATCATGGACGAGGCAAAAAGAGACAGAATTCTGGCAGCGATTGCGAAACGACCAAGCGCGGCCAATTACGACATCTCGAAAAACCTCTCAGCGGTCACATCTGCCGAGGTTGCCGAGGTCAGGGCGTCGATGACAGGGCAGGTGATGAAAGGGCCACAGGAGGACACGCAGGGCGAACTAGAGGCCATCCAGCTAAATCAAAAGCGAGTCATGCCGCAGAAACCTCAAGGCTCAGACTGCCGAAGACGACTCCATGAGATCAAGCGCGGAGTCTGTTACCGAGTCGCGGACTTCGCGCAGCACCTAGGAGTTTCAGAGGATACGATCCGCCGGCACGCGAAGGCCCTGCACTGCATTAAGTGGGTGGAGATGTCACCGGACAATTTCGAGGAATGCGTGATGTCACCGGAGACGGCCAAACAATACCTACGTTAAACCATGAGCGACGAAATCAATCTTTCCGACCGCCTCGTTTCTGATTCCGACGCCATGAACCGCGTCGTAAAGGCTCAAGCCGAACTGGCCAAAGCCCGAGCCGAAGCTTCAGCCCTTCGCAAAGATCGAGACGATGCGCTAGACGAATACAATGCCTTGCGGGCGGCGAAGTTTCCCGTCAAGAACGAATACAAGCCGAGGCCGAGGGTAAAAACCGAGACGGTCAGGCTGATCGCAAACGATGTCCACGGATCCATGATGGATCGCCCCGCGGTCGAGGCGTTTCTTGGCGATGTGCGCCGACTCTCGCCGGATGAGATTATCCTCAACGGCGACATCGTAGAATGTGGCGGCTTCCTTGCCAAGCACCACGCGGCCAATTACATCGCGCAGACTACCTACAGCTATCAGGATGACATCGCGCACGGGAACTGGTTTCTGGACCAACTTCAAGAGGCCGCGCCCTCCGCGCAGATCCATTACATTGAGGGTAACCATGAGGATCGAGTGGAGCGGTGGGTCATCGACGAGACCTTGTCGAACTCGCGAGATGCTGAGTTCCTTCGGCGGCTGAACGCGCCCGAGTTTCTCCTCAAGCTCAAGGAAAGGGGCATCGTCTACTACCGGCGGTCCGAGACTCACGTTCCCGGCCTTCCACCAGGCTGGATCAAGATGGGCAAGATTTTCTTTGTCCACGAGCTTTCTGGCAGCAAAAACGCCGCCAGCGACTCCGTATCGAGAACCGCCGGAAATGTGGTCTTCGCCCATACCCATCGAGAAGATTCGGCCACGCGAGTCCTTCCCGGCGTGGGTCTGGTGAAGGCTTGGAATCCCGGCTGTCTTTGCCAACGTCAACCGCTCTGGAGGCATTCGGATCCGACAGGATGGTCGCACGGCTACGGCTACCAGGTCATCGCAAAATCAGGCGAGTTTCTCCACATAAATGTGGGGATCTGGGAGGGCAGGAGTCTCCTTGGCAACATGCTGGAGGGTCGATGAGCCTTTTCGAGCAATCGTTCCGCGTTGCGCAGGAAGCTCTAGGGCTAGGTCATTACGACGTTAGATTTTCAACTGATCCTGGTGCGGGAAATTATGCGAGCATTGAACCAGATCCAGCATCCTGCACCGCGACCTGTCGAGTCGATCTGGAGTTGTGCGAGCGTGAGGAGCAGACTGCGCAGGTAGCAGTCCATGAGGTGCTGCACCTTTTGCTAGCGGAGCTGCGCCACGCCGCGTCTATTTCCGACGAAACCGCAGATTGGGTGGAGGAGCAGATCGTCAGGAAAATCGAAGCTGTGGTTTTTCGAGGGCTGGCATGATCTGCCTTTGCTGTCCTCCCATCAATTTCGTCTGCGAGCTGCACCGATCCGGTCGAGCTGCGACCGATTGCCCGTGGAATCCTGACGACCTGCCGGCGCGTCTACGCGGATTCGGTCACCGAATGGCCGACCAAGACGGCGGAAGCGGCGAAGAGTGGATCTGGCCGCAAGAGGATTTTGAGGCGCAGATGATCGAGGCCGTCAAAGTCATCTTTGAAGCGGCAGAATTGCCGTAAACCGCTTCGCCTCGTCGCGACTGACCAGCTTGGCGACGTAGGACCGATAAAGCTGGCTGGCGTTGGCATGCCTTGACCACGTTGCCACCTTTGCCGCATCACCGTAAAGGCTCATCATCGCCGTGCAAAACGTGTGGCGCATGGCATTCTTGGGCCATTCTGGAATCCCGATCTTGCGGAACTCCTCACCTCGCCAATTCTCGACCGTGTCATTGCCGGGAACTGCGACCCTGCCTTTGCCCTGGTGCTTCCGAAGCCACGCCCAAAGGTTCTCAGGCAGGTCATGGAGCGCCCAATCGTCTCCCGTCTTAACGACTCGCTCGCCGCCTTCGGTCCAACCAGGTAGGGTGATGACTCGCGCATCGAGGTCGATCCAGCTCCATTGCATGCGGCCCACTTCAGCGCGGCGGATTCCCGCGAATAGCTGGAGGGCGTGCCATGGAGCGTACTTGGGAGCGTTGCAGTCGATCCATGCCATCATCGCCGCGCATTGATCGACACTCAGGACTCCCTTGGGCTTCGGCTTGAGGCGCGGAAGATCGCCTTCGTGGATGGACAAGGTGGGGGCCTTCGATACAAGCCCTCGACGCTCGCACCAATTGAAAAAGTTGCAGAGGCTTCCGTGATAGTTGGCGACCGTTCTCGCATCGAGGGGCAGACTCGCAAGCCAATCGAGGACGGAATTGCCCGTGATGCTCCTAATCTGCCGCGTGCTGGCCGACTCAGCAAAAAGTCCGACATGGTGACGTAGACCGGACAGGTGGCGCTTGGAAAGGCCTCTAGACTCTTGCGCGGCCATAAACTCGTCGTAGGCGTTTGCTACGGTGACCGCAGCGGATCCGAGCGGATGGTGCTGGAGGTAGAATCGGGCCGCGTCTCTCAGATCCACGTTGGGAATGATGCGTCGAGCCTCCGCAAGTTCACGCAAATCGTCAGGGGAAAGAGGGGCCGAATCAGTCCCGTGCCGCTTTAAGTGCCGCACATGTTCCGCCCATGCCTTTTCCGCTTCGGCTTGAGTCTGGTGGAGGGAACGGAGACGCTTTCCCTGCGAGTGAATGGTCAGCTCCCATTTCTCGCGATCACTTCTGAAAGTGATGGGAATGGTCCCGCTTCGGGTGGTTGGTATTTTGCCCATTTCCGGTGGCGGTTGGTGGCGGTTTAAGGTCTCAAAAGGCACTATTTTGCCCTATTTTGGGAACCTTGTAAACCCTGCAGCCCTTATTCTATAAGGGTTTTGATATGGAGGTGAGGGGAGTTGAACCTTCAACCACCCTTATATAATGGGGCTTCCAGAGACCCGGTGGCGGTTCGGTGGCGGGTGGAAGCAAGAGAGGGGCGTATTTCGCTGTTCTTTTGATCACTTTTAAACCGTGTCCCAGCATCGCCTCAAAAACAACTTCGCTGCAAAATCCGCGTAATTTTTTGCATGTTTGGCAAAGCAGAATTGAGGCCGCTGATGCAACCTGCGAGCGGCTCACAATGATTGATGTTACGCTTCACTGGTCGTTCACTTCTGGGGTGGGATCGTCCCCAACCTCTCTTTAAGCAGCACCTCAAGCCAGCTCGACAAGCTCCGGCTATCTGCTTCCGCTGCTGCTTTTGCCGCCAAAAGTAAGTCCTCTCTCAGGGAAATGCTCGTCTGAGCCTTCCCCGCCGCACGGTCGTGGTTTCTCGCCTTCTTTTTCATGATGGCGAATAATACGGCCAATTCAAAAAAAATACAGCAAAATAAAAAATGCTCTTGACCCTCGCCGTGATACGGCATATCAAGTTCAATCAGCGACAATTAAGACGTGATGAAATCTAACACAACCATTAGTATTGAAGAGCAAATTCTCGAAGAAGCTCGGGCTTTTGCAAAATCGGAACGCCGATCCCTTTCCTCTCAAATTGAGGTCTGGATTGCCGAAAAGCTCGAGATCGACGCGCCAAAGGATGAGCTTGAAAGCGCGGAGGGAGCAGCATGAGTCTTTCCCTTGCCATCAAAAACGGGCCGCGAGGCGTTGACCTTCGCGAGCTTCACTTAAAGCTTGAGTCTGGACGGGATTTCTCGAATTGGGCCAAGGCAAATCTTGCCGAGTTCATCGAGGGTCACGACTTTGAGGTTTACGCCAACTCTGGCGAAAACCCCGCAGGTGGTCGCCCAAGGACTGAATACGCCGTTTCCATCGAATGCGCGAAACACATCGCGATGATGGAGCGGACCGAGAAGGGGCGGCAGGTCCGTCAATACTTCATCGAGATTGAGAAGGCGGCGCAACTCCCGGCCATCCCAACTCACTCCGAAGCGCTTCGCCTCGCCGCCGACGCCATCGACAAGGCCGAGGCTCTTGCCCTTGAGGTCGCGGATCTCAAACCCAAGGCCGAGTTTCACGATCAAGTCACGGCATCGGATACGGTGACCCAATTGGCCATTGCGTGCCAAGTCCTCGATCTGCCCTTTGGCCGGAACGTCCTGTTTCAGCGGCTCCGAAACCGGGGCGTGCTGATTACCGGTGGTGATCGTCACAATCTCCCGAAGCAGGAGCATGTCCTCAACGGGCGCTTCACGGTCAAGGAGTCGAGCTACATACACGACGGCGAGCCGCATGTCCGTTTCACCACCTATGTGACCCAGAAGGGACTGGATTGGCTCCGGCGTGAATTCCAAACCAAACAACTGCAAACCGCATGAAAGACCTATCAGCCCAACTCGACCGCATAGAGGCCGCGCTGGCCTCACTTGGCGGCATTCAATCGCCGTGGCTCCGAGGTGACAAGGCAGGAGCCGAATACGCAGGATTTAAGTCACCACGCGGATTCCTGCGCTGGGTTTCAATGAAGGGGATTCGCCCCGACAAGAGCGACGGCATTAATTTCTGGAGCCGCCGCGACATCGACAAAGCAAGAGGATCACGATGAAAAACGACATTCTATACAACCGAAAAGCGGACAACCTCCGCGCACGCATGGCCGAGATCTTTGACCGTCAAAGCGTGGACACGGTCCACGATATCATCAACCGAGCCTTTGAGGCTGGCGTCTCAGCAAAGTCAGACGCGGACTTCTTCGCAATGGAGGACGCACTCCGTCGAGCAAGGGAGCGATACGAGGCCCAGCGCCGCACGGAGCCTGTCGCCTTCTTGGATGTCGCACCCGGAACCCTTATCCGCATCGCTGCAAATGAACTTTGATATCACCGACTTCCTCGTCAAAACCGCAACGGTCCTTGCGATCTTCGCAGTTTGGAACGTGCCGGCAATCTTCGAACTCATCTGGCCATGATCCCGCATTGCATATCAGGCATCGTCTCACGCTACCTGCTCGACGGTCCCGAGGCCGAGCGTCTTGTGACAATTGAAATCGAGCGCAGTGAGGTTGCTGCGGTGATCTGCAACGAGACAGGCGAGGAACTCGACCCGTCCGTTGTTGAGCGCAGGGACTTTGACTACGCCATTGACTACCTAATTCACAAAGCATGAACTTTAGTCAACTACTGGCCGCGCATGAGCGCGAGACTGACGCTTTGATTGCCGAAATCAAGGCATACCGAGCACGTCCCCGAGAGGCGTGCGATTACATGATCTACGACGGCCTCGCTGTCCAGGTGCGGATGCTCAAGAATCTAGGCATCCGACTCGCCGCCGTCGATGCCATCGAGGAAGAGCTTTACGGGCTGGCTCTTGATATTTTCCCCGATAACAAGCAGGAGCGCGACTGATACGCGCATTTAATAACATGAAAGTAAGCGAATTATTTAGCGGCTACCTAGAGGCCGAAGACCTACCAGACGACCGTGATGTAACGGTCACAATCGAGAGCGTCCGCGCTCCCGGTAAAGACGACAAGGGCAAAGACGGGCGAGTCATGGACAAGCCCATCGTCAAGCTTGCGAAGGTTAAAAAGGAGTGGGTTTTGAACAAAACCAACGCTCGCACGATCCGCCGGATGCACGGCAACGAGACGGAGGCCTGGCACGGTAAGGAGGTCACGATCTACCGCACGACCTGCGCCGCCTTCGGGGACGCGAATACCCCATGCATCCGCGTCCGCGGCAACAAGCTCTAAGCATGACCGCATTAGAAGTATCTCCGCGTGACTACCACGCAAAACTGACGCTGGATCGATCCAACGTGTTTAGCCCTGATTCGTGGCTTTCCAAGTCGCGTCTTTGGGAGTTGCGCAACTGCTCGCTATGGAAATGGCGATTCGCCCCGCGTGACTTTGCGCCGACCTCTGCGATGACTTGGGGATCGCTGATTGACTGCCACCTAACAACGCCGGAACTGGTCGCTGAGACGGTTATCTACAACCCGTTTCCTGACTTCAGAACCAAGGCCGCTCAGGAACTGCGCGACACTGCGACAGCTCAAGGGAAGATCATCGTGAGCGCGGAAATGGCTGCAAACGTCCAGGTGGCCGTTGATCGAGTCAAAGCCGATTCGATTGCGGGTCCCGTCTTCCGTTCCAGCCAGACGCAGGTGGTCCTTCTCAACCAGATCCGAGGCATCAACTTTAAGGCGCTTGTGGACCTTGCGCCGGAAAAGGAGTCCTGCCTTTATGATTTCAAAACGACTAGCGACTTCTCCCCGCGCGGTATTTCCAAGGCAATAGACAGTTTTGGCTACCATGTTCAAAGCGCCCTTTACCTCAAGCTATGGAATCTTTGCCATCCCGACGACCAGAGGAGCCGCTTCCGGTTTATCTGGCAGGATTCCGCCGCACCTTATGAGGTTGCAGTGACGGAGCTTCCGGCCTTTGACATCGCGGCAGGTGACGAATGGGCGGCAAACCAGATCGACCGGATCATCGCCGCGACGAAAAGCGGATTTTGGCCAGGCATCACTAGCGGCAAGGTTGCCATGATCGGTCGCCCTGGTTACGCAGCGTATCAGGACGAGGAGGAGCTGGACGGCTTGGTTGACGCTCCGGAAATGCAAACCAACGCAACCGAATGAGAGACGTTTCCATCTATCACCTAGAGCATTTGGGCGGCACGCGAACAATCCGGTTCAACCTTGCGGCGATTCGCCGCCTTCTTCCCGAGTATCAGATCGACAATTTCAATCTTACCTCTCAGCAACGGAACAAGATGCAGCGCAGAGTCGATCTCTACGTTGGCCTTGGCGGAAAGTGTGATTTTCAAACGGGAATCGATGCTTCCGAGGAGCGCGTGATTCCTGCGCGCATCATACCTGCAAAAGATGCCAAGACGGTTCGCGGAAAGCTGGTCCCAGCAACGAAGCGCGAGGTGATACCGGCGCGGATCGAGCCAGCCAAGCCTGAGATCCTCCCGAGCATTGATCACTTGCCTAATAACCACATCCTCGACAAGGCGCTTCGTTTGGACTTTGCACCCAAAATCAAAACGCTCGCCTCACGATGAAACAATCCCCCACCGCTCGCAGTCTGGCCCATCTGCGCAAAACTTGCCAGCTAGTCCAGGTAGTCGAGAAGTGGAATCCTCACGCTCGCATTAGACAGGATCTTTTCGGAATCATCGACATCCTCGCGATTCGCGATGGCGAGACTGTAGCAGTGCAATCAACTAGTTGGAGCAATACAAAAAGCCGAATCAATAAGATGACCGAATCGGATGCGCTAGGGCATCTGAGAAAAGCCGGCTGGATCATTCTCGTTCACGGCTGGCGCAAAAACAAAAAGGGAAGATACGAGATTAAAGAAATAGATATATCATGAGAGAGACATACGGAATTTTGGCCGGGATGCTGCTCGGCCTTTCAATGGGCATCGCCGCAGCATGGGCAATAGAGATTAAGCATGATCGCGAGGTGGCGGAGCTGTCCGCTGATCTCAACGCATACCGCACAATGGCGGAATGGGGACGTTTTGAAGAGGGGAGGGCCAAATGAGCGACAAGACACCAGACATTATCCGCATGGCGCGGCTGGAGGTTCTCGACCTTCTTGAAGAGCTTGGCGCTGCCGCAACTCATCTGCGCGAGGCTTATTCCGAATTTGAGGATGGCAACGTGCGAGCCGCGAATATGAGCGTCGAGGATGCGGTCGAGATCATGGGCCGGATTGAGCGGATGAGTTCCGAGATCGGTGTTGAACTGTGCAAGTGGGTTGAATTTGAAGGGAGGGCGAAATGACACAAGAACAAAGGCGCTTTGAAGTGGCGAAGGCGATGATGCAGGGGATGCTTACGAATCCATATTGGGATGAATTCGACTTTGAAGAGATTGCAGAAGCTGCA